TTAGATAAAATCTAAAAAAGTACAAACGCCAAGTGCAAATGATAAATACAAAAATAAAGTAATAAGCAGGAAGTTATGAAAATTCACTCGTGTTGAATAGTGATGTTTACCAAATCTAAGTTTAAAACTGACCATTTATTTACCCCTCATTTATAAGTTTCATTGACTATAACGTAGTTTCAACAGGATATACAGGCTGTTTATAATCAACATTTTCATTCATGCTTACTGAATAACTCTCTTGTGGGTTTTGTTCTTTTTTTATCTTTGAGAAAGACATTCTATTGTTTTTTCTAGATAAACTCTTACATTCTTCAACAGTGATATCAATAAAATCACCATAGGAGTTTTTGGCATAACAGTCAGTTGAAGATTCAACAATCATTGCAATTCGAGATAATTCTTGTTGCTCTAAACTAATATCGATCTTTTTTTCTGAACCACTATTAGATTCTTGTGCAACTTCACTCTCTATATTATTTGTAGTTGAATCCACCTTGGCAACTTTTTCTTTCTTAAATGGTGATAAGGATGATTTACTTGCACCTGAGCAAGAATACAAGAACAAACAACATGCAGCTAGGATAAATAAACCCCAACCAATTAAACCCTTTGGATATCTTGGTTTATGGGTATCAATTGTGGTTGATTTATAAAGTTTAAAAATTCGTTGTTGGGGCTTGAAATCAAATTTGGCTTCGCAGTTCAGCTTATTAACTAATGTATTGGGATATTGTCTACAAGATCCAAAACGATAAATTTTTGGTGTACGTCCGTATGGACGTGTGATGTGGAAATGACAACCTATGAGTTCTTTAATAGTCGGATGTAATAAGCTTGGGGCTTGGGTAATAAAATAGAAGTCAAAACCACGATGTCGATGTGTTGTCAATTCCATAACGATTTCATCTTTGACTTTGGTGTTTGAATACGGTTCTACAAGCTGCACCTCATCAATAACAATGATTGATCCATCAGGACAATCACGCCAGTCATAGATATTGGCTCGAACATAATCGATTTTTAAAGCCTTAATATTGCTGTAGATCGTTCGGACAGGTTGGAATCGTTTAAATCCTTGTTCTCCTTCCCTATCTTCGATTCTTTCTATAATTTCATTGTATCGGACAGAACGAAGAAAATAGTAATCAGGGCGCAAGTCATCAAAATCTTCTCCTAAAAAACTGAAGTAATTATCAGGTAAAAACTCAATCTCATTCTTTAATTCATGTCCTGAACCAACTTCAATCTCATAATAAGCAAAGTCATCTACATATTTTTCAAAGAGTTTTTCATTATGTTGGAAGATTAGCTTATTTTTTTGCAAGTTGATCTTATTATGACGCTCAATAGAATCAAGTTGTGTCACAACATAAGCGGTTTTGCTTGCACCAGGAACACCAGTGACTAAATTTAATGACATGGTTCATTAATCCCTTGGGTGCAGTAATCGTTCTTCTCGTCGAAGCTCCTCGTCGTCCTCATACTGCACCTACATTTTTCTTAGAGTTAGTTTTGATGAGTTTTGGACGTATTTGGTGACAATTGCCCCTAAGATGATAGAAAAGGCATAGTCAAAGCCTGCTAATCCAGCTAGATTTAAAACCGTGGCAGAAATAGCCCCTAAAGAGTTTTTAAATGTGGTAACTGCTGTATTAAGAACAATTAAGAGCATTCCACTTGTTCCTAAGGTAATACCTGCACCAGTAAGCACATTTTTAAGAAAACCTTTCTGTAAAGATGAAAATAGTGTTGCTAGGCTACTCATTAGTTCTTACTCCAGCAATAATAAGTACAGCAACAAATGACGATACCGCTATAACAATTGGTTTAAATATGTCATTCAGCATTGAACAAAATGGCGTAAAGTCTTTGATACCAAATGATTGAGATTGTCCACCGTAAGTGAAATCATATGTTAATGGTGCTGGACACTGACCATTAAATTTAATATCAGTATTAATATTTACTGGAGTATCTACTGGAAAATCTAATTGAGTATCTTGTTGAGGTTCAGCTCTGAAAAAGTCTGATATTTCTCCTACTTTATCCTTGATAAAAGTAACCGATTCGCAGATTGTGCCAGCCCAAGTACAAAATATGGGAAATTCAATATTTATGTCTGAGGGCTTGGTTGTTACAGGTTGATCTAATGCAGGTGTTGTAATATCTGGATGTAAAGGAAATGCTTCCCCTTTCGTATTGTTGTATTCATTGATTGCTTCAATTGCTGCTGGAGATTGGTACAGTTCGTTATAGTCAAATAAAGGAGATAAATCAGCAGGCTTGGCTTTATTAAAAACAGTTTCACCCAATACTTCAGGACTAACAACTGCATAGTTTGGAATAGGTTGAGGAATTACTTGTTTATCAACTTGAGTAGGTGCAACTGTAACTTTTGTTGTTGATACTGGATCTTCTACAGTTGATATTGTCAAACTTAATTCTTTATAAGTTGAAGAAATATTAACTAACTCGCACCAGTTAGCCAAGTTCGCTGGGATATAGTGCATAGCTGGATATAGATGATTCAATTGAGCCAATGCTGCTACACAGTAATTTAGACTTAATACATTGCCTGATAAGGGGACATATTCATTATTTCCAGTAGTGAGAACATTAACAATATCTGTTTCAGGTAGTTTTTGAACAATTAGAGTTTTGCCATCTACATCAATTGTTGACATGCCAGCTTCAGCAGCAATCGTTCCTAAAGCTGCAAATGCTGCAAATCTTTTTGAAATAACGTAAGTTAATAATTTGGCTACTTGGGGTTTTGAAAGCTGTTTTGCAATTATCGTGGAAGCACCGGTAATTTTATTGTTGAATGTATAAGATGCTTTTAAAAAGTAACTATTAATTTTCTGTGGTAATGAATGACTTAATGTATAAGAAGCTGAATTAGCAAAAATAATTGTTGGTGTTAAAGACATGGATAAGACCAATGAAATAATTATGAATCGTTTAAATATTTTCATATCTAACTCATATATTCTTAATGATAAGCCAGCATGCAGCTAAGAGTACAAGTATTGGAATCCAGTTGAGTATGCTCGCTTCTTCCATTACTTCACCTTTAAATTGATTGAAATACCGCAACTTAAAAGCTGCGGTATATAGGGTTTAATATTACGCAGAATTTGCGCCTCGTTTGAGATAACGCCATCCAGCAAAAACACCTAGAACAACAAGTGCGACGCCAAATAAGCCTAAAACGACATCTTTTGCACCAGTAATTTCATCAGTAAGACCTGCCGAATCAATTGAACTTGCTGCATTAGCATGAATTGCTAAAGCCGTGCCAGTTGCAATAATTGCACCTTGTTTAATACGTGTAGCAAGTGTTGGATGTTGTACCAGTTGTAAAGCACCACGTTTTTCAATTACTGTTAGTTTTTCCATGGTAATATCCCCATTGGTTAGAGTTGTTTTACAGCTTTTGCAATCACTGCAAAGGCAATGAATACAGCAGCTATACCGATTAATGAGCTACCGATAACTACCATTTCACTTTTCGTAATCGCTACCGATTGGAAAAGGTCAAGGTAAGTAAAGGTTGCCCATTCCACGCATGTTTGCAGACCCGACTCATTTGGCTGTGATAAAGTCTTGCAAACGTGCATTTCTTAAATTCCATCATTAATTGGCTTGAGATAAATTTCTATCCGAACCAAGTTCAACGGTTTAAAAGGAGTTTTTTCATAAATTCGAATAATTTTTGAAAACTTATTACCGTAGTAAATTTTCATTTTTCAAATCCCTATCCATCGCATGATTTTTCATGCTGTTTCAGTACCTCTTCATAGAAGAAATAAGCACCACATTTGTCGCAGCGGTAAACTAAACAACTCATTTTGGTACTTGTGGCACAAGGTCTTTTAGGATTGTGACCATTGATTTACCGTTACTCACCTGCTCCATTGTTGCTTCAGCATTCAATGGGAATTTCAAGGCTTTCAATTTCTCAAAATTGGCAGATGTACCCCAACGGATTTGTTCTCCCACTTGACCAACAAAGTTGTCCCCATCTTGTAATTCAGCTTGGAAAAAAATTGTTGTTGAGTCATAAGGTTTACCGTTGAACTCACCTTTTGAACTCTTTGCTCCAAGTACGGTAATAGTTGTTTTAAACTGCATGAGCTAATTCCTCATAAATTGGTTGATTGATACGAACGGCTTGCATTGCTGCAATTGCTGAGAATTTCAGACGTTTTGGAACTTCATCTTTGGATGATGAAAGCATGGTAAGTAATTCAGAATCGTCATAGACTTTTCGGAACTGTCGAATGTATTTACCAAATTGACTTTTGGTAATTTCGATAGCTTTTTTCCACTCGATTTGTGATTGTTTTTTAATAATTTCCTCTGTACACGACAAATTTCACAGAACCCTTATCCTATCAGGGTTCTGCCTTCTTAAAATTGCCAAAATTTCCTTAAACTCTTCTTTTTTCCCAAAACCAATTAAACGCTGAATCGCCATTTGAACATAGTCTAAACCATAGCGAAATAAACTCATTGAGAGTCGTCCATGCTTCTTTATTTTTATCGCTTTTTTTTGATCATGTTGCCATTCACCCGTTAAGTAACACCAACAGAAGCTTATAGCTAACACCGCAATCAATTTTTTCACTCGTCTAGGGTCTGT